TCTAAGTTCTACACTTAACGGTATCCACTCACTTTCACAATTTTGATATCCTCCGTCAAATGGACCAGTAATATCATACTGATTACATTCTAACGGTTCACAAAGTTCAACTGCAATAATAACTCCATCTTCTACATTAAACACATAAGCATTAAAACCATTTTGGTAAGTGCTGTTTGTACTATACCAACCATCTTGAACAAGAGCACAATCAACTCCTGCACCATCATAAAGAATAGCACCCACATTTAAACCGTATGATTCTTCATACATAAAGTCTCTAAATGCAGGAACTCTAAATACTGAAGGATCTCCAAACACCAATGCTGCTGCACTACAAGCATCTATAGAACTACCTGTACTTACTACTGGAGGATCTAAATTTACTTGGTAACCTTCTAATAAAGAATTAACTGATAAACCAGTAGGTCTTGTACATGCTGTTGTGGTTGGAGGGATAACTATTGTTGCAGTTCCTGCTAATGCACAATCTGTTACAGTAAATATACCATTTCCTATTTGACAATCTGCTTGTTGGGTTGTACTTGTAGTTGTAGTAAACAATGGTGGATTTGTTGATGTACTTGTTGTAGTAATAGGTATAACAGGTCCTACTTCTCCAGCTATAACATCAAAATTAAGATCACAACAATCATTCTTTCCTGAATAGAAAAAAGCATTATCTGCTATATAAAAACTAGGAAGGTATGAATGAAAAGATATCCAACTTTGTATGTTAAAGTCATAAGAAATTGTCCATGATTTATTACAGAAATACTTTTCGTTATTTAATGATATAGGTCTTTTAATACGAGTAATTTTATTATAAAAGAAGTCACCTTCTTCATCATATGCTATAGTATCTAATAAAGGAGTAAAGTCAAGTTTAGTAATGATTATTCTATCAAACTTACTATCATATACACCATGTAAACCAATACCACTAAAGGCATTGTCTGTTTCTACATTAGGGAAAAATCTAAGAATGTGAAAAGGAAGCTCATCTTTCATAAACTTATTTACTCCAGAATTAAACGAAGTTAAGTCTATAGCTTTACCAGCTATTAGAAATATTTGACCTCTTTTAGCATCTGCTGTAATTTGACCTTGTGGTATCTTTAATAAAAACTTATTTTGAGATCCTACATAACCAAGGTCTGTCTCAGCATAATCAATTGGTGGAGTTCCACTAAATAATCTAGGATTTCCAACATAAGCTGCTTGAGGATTACTTGTATCAATTGTCAATAGATTATTATATAGTAATGATTTATTTTCAAAACGAGCAAGTATTGCTTTGTTCTGAATACCATCTAATGATATAAGATTTCCAAAGTTTTGAGGAAAGTCAAAAAAGGAAAGTGCTCTATATACTAACCAGTTATTTACTCTATTGTCAGCATTTGTTGCAGCTGGATCAGAATATATAGTTCTAAATGGGTAATTAGTAAAGCAGTCATCATCTTGCCAATCAACAGGAAGGTGTGAAAATGAATTTTCTTTATTCTGCTTAGAGAATGTTACATTATAATAATATGTATTATCCTGAGCAATAGGTACATTAGCTTCTTGCACCCAATCATCAGGTATTCCTGAACTTACATGTGGCCAGAAATCTCCTTCTTTATTATTAAATGCTTGACGTAAATCTGTATTATATGTGCTTTCACAATAAAAGCTAGGAACACCGTATGCAAAGTTATACATATAACCATCATAAAAAGTTCTAGCTGAACCTGATTCTACTGTAGATGGATCAGTAGAACAATCTAAGTTGTGGGCTTTATATGATATTATATTTGACATTACAATATTACCATTATCTTGAAGAACATAAGGTTCTAGAATAGATCTTGCAGAATGCCAATATTTTGGATATCCTACATTACCTATTTCATCGTAAAATATATCACTATCATCAGGAGCATTTACTCTATTGTCAATAAAGAAAGGAAGTTTAGTTTTATATGCAAACTTTGAGATGAACACATCTCCACCAAAAACAATACCTGTATCATCTCCAGGAGTAATTGTAAATAAACTAGGAATTAGTTTTTGATACCCTGTATCAATAGTTTGATAAGAATATATTTGTCCCCATTGATTAGGAACTATATTCTTCATTGATGCATAATAAGAAAGTACAGAAATGTCTTTTTCTTTAGAAGGAGTAGCACATGTACTACTACTACATTCACCATCAATAGCAGGACCAGAAGTAATTGTAAATCTAGAATTATCTTTAATCTCAGGTCCCTCACCATTTGGATTTATAGTAGGTGTATCTATTGGAAGAGGTAGTGGAAGAACTGTTCCATCTTTATCTTCTGTTTTAATAAATACAGAACTTTCTCTATTCCAATTATTAATATCTAATTCATCTTTTCCTAATGATTGTACTCCAGGAATTAAGTATCTAGAAATATCGATTTCTCTTTGCTTAATACCTACATTTTGAGGAGTTCCAATTAACGATGTACTATTTTCAATATCAAAAGAGTAATCATAACTAGCTCTAGAGTTAAATGACATTCCATAATTTCTTCTAGTAATACCATTTATATAAATTGTAAGATATGATTGGTACGCTGTAAACATTGCAGCTCCATTAAAGTTACCTGATAGAGCTCCAATGTCTTCAGAGCTTTCTAAGGCATCTTGTTGAGCTTCTTTAGATAAAAGTTTATACTTAGCATTATCTTTAACTTCTACAAAATGAGCTTTACCAGCTCCAAACATTACGCTTTCTAACTTAAGTACACCACCTAAGAAAGGTTGTCCAAAAGATGTTTCAGGAGAATTAAATATTTGTCTATTAGCTTCTTCTGACTTTATAGACCTTTGAGGTGTTTCTGTTTGACAGTCTAATGATGATCTTCTACTTACTGGTTCTATATTACCATTAACATTTCCCATAACAACTTGTCCTGGAGCCATTACAACTGCTGGTTGAATATCTGTTTTTCTTTTATTTAGTCCACAATTGTTATACTCTACATCTCTTGTACTCTGTTGAACATTACCATTAGAATCAGTTATTAGAGCAACTCTTAACCATCTTTTATCAGGACCACCATTAAAATTAAAATTATCAGCACTTAACCACGCACATTGACTTACTGGTTGTTCATTATTTCTTGTAAAAGGATCAGTCCAACAAACCCTATAACCTGATAAACAGTTATTATTCTTTTCTACCATGGTGTAATCACCAGGACCAATTAAACATACACCTCTTAATGTTGTAGGTTTTTCAGTTGAGCAAAATTCAATAGTTACACCTAATTCAATACACTTCTCTGCATATTTATTTGTGTCACGATCACGATATTGAATTATTGCATATCCTAATTCTGAATCTATCTCTTCACAAGTAACTAACCAAGCTACAGCCTCATCATAATAAGCATTGTTATCTTCTAAAATAAAAGGGTCTTCTGCTAAATCATTATATGGATAATTTGGGTAATAGTAATCTTGCTCTTCTCTAGTATACTTATTTACGTTCCTAAGCATACCTTTAGCAACAATAGATCTATTAGTACCTCTGTCACCTCTTACTATCTTAAATCCAACTATATCAGCTTTTTGTTCTGTTGTTAAATTTGAAGATTGTATTAATGATGCTATCTGCTTATTATCTACTCTTATTCCAATTGGAAAAATACCATCATCACGAAGTTCAGGTTGAATTAAAGTAGTTCTTGGATCTGTATTTGGATTACTTGTATCAACTGGACCTGTAGTTATGGAAGCTGAATAATTTATATCTACTCCAAACTCGTCTCTAAAAGTTGCTTTCACAATCCAAGTAGCTGCAACTTGAGAAATAAATAATAATTCATCAGAAAGAATTTCTAATACATAATCACCATCTGGAAACGAGGATGCAAATCCAGTTTGACTTCCATACATATATCTTTGTCCAGAACCAGTGGGTAATGAAGCTAGTACATTTCCATTAGTTGCATTTATTACTCTTGCAGAGTATGAATCTCCAGAAGGTACTGAAATTGTTAAACGAACTCTTGGATCAAGTAGTTCAATATCAGCACTCCCAAAAGCTATCGTTACTACAGATCCACTATAAGTAGTAGCACCTATAAGCTCTAAAGGATCCTGAGATTCATTACTTTCATTATAACTTACTTCCAAAAACTCCCCATCAACAAAAGGAATCTCAGGTTCTTCACCACTTCCATTTGGGTCTGTAGGATCTTCTTTTATTATTGGACCATTCTCAATAATTGGACTTACTAATACATCTGGAAACTTGTGGTGTCTAATTTTTTGCCCTGCTAAATCTCCCCATACATCATCATTACATGGGTATTCTTCTAAAGATTCCCAATAAGATAATTCACCATATTGGTAAGGACCTTTATAGTTACGTGCGTTAGGATTATAATCTTCAGAGAATCCTATTACAGATCCTGTATTGTATATTTTCCATTGAGGTGAATATCCAACTTCAACATCAATATATTGTTCAACTCCTACAATGTCTATTGTTATAGAGTTTCCTGATATATATACTGGTTGAGATAAAGAATTAACTTGAATACAATCATTTTCACCCCTTAAAGTAAGTATTTGTGTTTCACCTTCAAGATTTGTATATGAAAACTTAGATTTAGGAAATAGAAAGCTACCGCTACCACAAACATTATAAGTATAGTATGGAACAGAAGTAATTTCTGAATACTCTGGTTCACCTATAAAATCATTATTTGTATCAGGTATTGGTATATAATCATTTTCATTACTTACCCTACCAGGAATATGAAAACCATCTGTTTGTTTACCGTTCTTTAATAAAAAAACAAGCTCAAATGCATACACCTCATCACGCATGTATCCACGCAAGTCTGTAGCATTTAACTCATCTGAATAATCTTCACCTGGTGGAATTCTATATGTCTCCCATTGAAAATCTATATTGCTTGCAATTGATTGATAGTTAGTTCTATCTATAGAAGTAAGATTACTCCAAACAATAACATCTTGAACAGCAGTAACATCATTAGCTATATCGTAATAAGGAAACTTTTCAAGTATATCTAATGTAGAAAGTAGTATAGGAGTTTGATTAGCCCCTGTATATGTTATTTCTTTAGCAAACTCCTCAATATTATATGTTCCAACAAGTTCTACTGAAGGAACATTATTTATTGTTTTTATTACAGCTATATTAAAAAACTGAAATTGACCAGTTAGATCAAGATTAGACACACCTACAACAATAGACTTTCCTACATTATAATTAAAGTTAACTGACACTATATCCTCATCAGCAATGGGAAGTGGGTTAGTTACAGAGTAATATGAAGTAAGTTCGTTTCCTGATGCATCTGCATATTGTACTGCAAATTGATATGTACCAGCAACTAAGTTACCAGAACTATCTATTACATTTACAATGTCTAATTGAGGAAGAGAAAAGTTAGGTTGAATTTTAAGTTGGTTACAATCTACCTCACTACTATATACAGGGTCACAACTAGGTGTACCTCCTACAAGTTTGTAAGGAACGTCTTCAATATCTAAATAACGTCTGTCGTTAAGTCCATCTGTCCAATATATTTCTGTAGTACAGTTAGTTATTCTATGTACAACTTTAGGAATCGGATTTTTTATATTAAAGTTTAGACAAGGAGCATTTACTAACGTTTGATAATTACAATCGTTATTATCCATAAATCCAATCTCACTTTGTTCTGAAATAGAATTAACTAGGAAAAATATATGTTTTCTTTTTTCCTGAATATAATGTTGACCAATAAGTTTGTATCCTGATGGAAATCTAAGACACAACTCATTACCTAACTCATTTTGATAACTTACAGAATTATCATCAAAGTTCTCTACAGCAGCATTTAAAGCATACGTAACTTTACCTTGTCCAACTTGACTAACAGAACTATCCAAATTTAATCCTGCTTGAGCAGAACCTGGATTCATTCTAATATTACCTAGCTTTCTTTTGTCTTTTTTTTCTTCAGCCATAGTTCTTAGTTATTGCGTCTTCTACCGTATCTATTAGCTCGGTTAGGAAGCTCATACTTATTGAACCTATTTAGATCTTTTTTAATTCTTCTTTGCTTTTCCCAAGATGTTTGTTTCTTCGATTCAGTGAATGCCATAATCCACGCTTCATCACTAAGTTGTTTATAGTAACCTAACTTTGACTGAAGCTGATTAAACGTTTCATCATTAGTTTGATTAGTTAATGTCTCAAATACTTTATACTTAATAAAAGCTTCAACATATTCTGCAATCCTATAATTATCTGGTATCATTTGATTACCTGTATCATCATAGTCTGTAGAATAAAATAATAAATGAATTACAGCATGTCTAAAATTAGTTACAAACTTGTTGTCTCTAATATCAAAACTATCAATACTTGAAGAGTGAGGAGTAAATTGACCAACAGGTGGTGCAAAGTTGTTCCAATCATTTCTATAATTTACATCACACTGTTGTCTTGCAGATATATTTCCTGGTTTAAGCAAGTAATCATACCTATAAGATCTTGCAATCTCATTGTTTGTTTTATATACAGCTTGAACAAGTTCAGGCATACATGTACCATCACAAGATGGGTGTTGACATGCAGAGTTATCACAAGGTGTACCACCAATAGTTAAAGGTGATATTTGAATGGTTGTTGCATTTGCAGCTTGAGAATAGAAAGATGTTGCAGACGGATAAGGATTACCTGGAACTTCAGCACACATCCAAGCTTCTCTAACAGCATGAAAGTTATCTGGTAACCTTGCTTGAAAATCTTCTACAAATAAAACTTGCTCATCTATTTTGTAACTTGTTTTACCTAGCTTATTTAAGCATTTGTTCAAATATGTTGGAAACAATAAATCATCTACTGCTCCTGTATCAAAGTAACTCTTAAGTTCTTCTTTTACTGTAGCATAGATGGGTTCTGGTGATACAAAATTATATTTATGATAATATGACATTTCTAAAATCTTTTAGTCCATTCGTTATATATATGTTGGTATTTTTTATCAGTAGTTACATAATGAGATAGTAATCGAGATGTTACTCTTGACGGTTTAAAAAACCAACATGTTGAGTGTCTAAACCTCGCAGTATCTCTAAACCACATCCAACCAAAGAAGTAACCTTCTGTATGATAGTTAAAATTATAAATGTGTTTACCTTTCTCTCTAGTCTTCTTCCAGTCAATAGGTAAATTTATAAAGTCTTTCTCACCATTAGATTTAATTCTTTTTCTCTTCTTCTTGTTTATTGAAAACTCTCCAAATCCACAAGGTAATCTTTGTTTCTCACCTGTTTCTAGGATATGATGTTTAAACTGTTCGTTAAACTCATATATAATATTTTTCCATTCCTCAAAGGTTAAGCTTATAAGTGGGTGAGTTTTACAAAAATCTTTGTAATTATCTTTACTTGCACTTCTCCAATCTACTGCAACTCTTGGCATTTATTTAGTTTGTTGGTTGTGATGTTGCTGTTTGTCCGTCTATTCCTTCATTACTTGTATCAGACTTAATATTAAAGTATGTACCTAAGAGCTTTGTAGATGTCATAGCTAATGTTTGTTGTTCTAAGTATCCAGGAATGAAAGATTGTTTGTCTAAGGGGTTCATACAATACTCATCGAGCGTGTAACTTGTACTACACTCACAATCTGGATACATTATATCTTTAGGTACATCGTCTTCAAGAAATGCTACAAATCTTACAGAAATTAACAAAGGATTGCTTACATATAAATATCCATTAGATATCCAAAAATAACTTTCTTTTTTTATGATGGGAAGCTTTAGTAAGTTTAAATATCTATTTATAGTAATTTCTTTTATTTTAGTACCGTTCCCTCCCATAGCGTTTATAGAATAAACACCTTGTATCACATACTGATAATTACCTTCAGATACCTTAGGAATTTTATTTTTTGATCTTGCCACTGTACAAGGGTCAACATAGTCACAACACTCAGAAATGGGAACTTCTATCATTTCTAAACAAGGAATGGTAGTAAATAAAGTATCACTAGCCCATAGCTTTCTTAAATTAGTTTCTCTTTTAATTAAAGCTATTGCATTAATTTTAATCTCAGAAGCAATTGCTCTATCTGTTATACGTGCATCAGTAGATATGATCCTGTGTGTAGACCTTATATCTGAAACCAATTTTCTAAGTGTTGACATAATTATATTCTTTCTTCAAATTCAGCTACTTTACCCACTTTAAAATCATAAACTAAAGCTAGAGCAGCTCGTACACTGTGTACAAAATTATTATCTTTATGCCATCTATCTGTTCCAGATAAACTAGGCATTTGTTGTATCCTAACTCCTTTTATTTCTTTTGCCATATAGTGATGTTTATCACCTGTGTGAACTTCTCTATATTTAGAATCCCCAAACCACTTACTATAAGTTGGATGTGTAGCAAATAATAAAGGTAAAGCATCAATCTTACAGTTACCGTGATGGAACCCAATAAATGTATTACCAACTACAGTGGCTTTAATTAACCCTTCTTCTCTAACAAATGATATATGATCATCTTCTTTAAAAAATACATCCAATGCGTGAGCTAAGTAATATGACTTAGTTCTATCGTGGTTACCTTGTACTAAAATAACCTCAACATGTTTAGAGTTAGTCTTTAGCATTTTAATAGTATCTACTAAAAGATTAAATCCCATTTCATACTCTGATGCATAATCTAGTATTATATCTTGAGGAGTACCATTAGTTGTAGTGTTTTGATAAGTATCTGTATGAAAGAAATCATTAGATATAGGAAACACTACTTTATTTATATTATAAATAGATCTAACTTTATGAGTTAAAGCTTCTGCTATTCTTACAAATCTATTAACTCTAGTTTGTGGATCATTATCTCCATCAACATATCTTTTAGCTAAATGATAATCTGATAAAGATAACTCAATGTCTACAAGAGATTTCTTATTATCTATCTCAGGAGCAGGAATAGGAATGTAGTTTGATTTATAACTCTTTAAGAACTTACTAAAATCATCAGCTGTATAATCTGATGGACCTTTTCTTTTTGAGAATATAGAAGATGTAAACTTACCACTAGGTAACATCTTAGACCAATAGTTTGTAATTATATATTCTTCTAAGTTTATTTTATGAAGCTTTGCTAACTCTATATGATCTTTTGGTTCATAATCAGAAGTAATTGTACTTTCAACTGTACCTTTCTGTACATTAACTTTTTTTACAACTTCATTATATACTTCTCCTGAATTTGCTTTTGCTAAAAATTGACTACCATCACAATTACCTTCCCCTTCATTTTTTATTTCTTTAATTAAATCAATAACTTCTTGTTCAGTAATATTTAATTTTTCAGCGTAAAACTTTTTACTTTTTTTCCAATGTAATAAATTCTTTAACTTAACTAGTAATTCTGGGTCGTTTGTCATGGTTTAAAATTTACAAATATCGTAAAGATATAAAAATTATTTTGCATATCTCAATAAAATTGATTATAGGTACTTTTATTTATAATCAACTATGTTAGAAATAAAAACTCCCAAGGGACTAGCCCTCAGGAGAAAAACCTTGTAAACCAACAAAACAAGGTTTTAAGTATAGTTTAGTCAGTACAAATGCTAGGTGTAGTAAGATAAGAAAAAGGTGGTGGGTTTGTATCTAATGCACAAAATGATATTTGTCCAGGTGGTGTAAATTCATCTAATGCCCAATTAGGCGTTTGTAAAATACCATCACAATCAGTATAATTCCATGCACCTGCTGGAAAAACAGTACTAGTTGCTCCTAGAAGAGCTGTATCTACAGTCCACAAACCACAAATTGCAGCTTCAGTAGTACTTGTAGTGGTTGTAGTAGCAGGTAAGGGTATATCAATTGACACATCGCACAACACTGTTGTAGATACAGCTCTTATAATAGTAGTACCGTTTGGTATATTATCACTTGGAAACCCATTTATTAAGTCTTGTCTAGAAACATTAGTTTCAAATGCTGATATATAGTTATCTACATTTGAAAACAATGAGAAGTTATCAGCATCTACTCCTATAGTTAATATTTGTATTATTCCTGTCATACTATAAAGGGTTACATGTGCTATTTAAGTTACAATCACTTACCTCTTGAACTTGATTAGTTACACCGTCAAGTCTAAATATTCTAAATGGTTCTGTTGTTTCAGTATCTGTAGAAACATTTGCATAAGCGTACCATCCTGCAACTAAAAGAGTTCCAGTTATTACATCTCCCACTGCTAAGTTTATAAATGTATTACTACTAAGTGTAGTTGATGAAGTTCCTATAGTAATCTTGTTGTTGCAAAAGTTTGAACAACTTGCCTGAACACCTGTAGTTGAAATAAATAGTCCAGGAGTAACAGCAGCTGATACAGAGTTAGAAAAGTAAAATTCTTGTACACCGCCTTGCATAATATAAGGTGTGGTCATTGGAGTTATTAACTCATCTGTGCAATTTGGATCTATATCATTCGGCTGATACCAAACACCATTTAGTCCCATTTTGTTTGACACCTCAAAAGTTCCTGTCCTAAGACTAGTTAGCGTTGCATTCACAATTGATCCAACATTTAAAATTATTTGACCAGCATTAAAAAGATCAAACTGACTTATTGTACTATCTACAGTTGGAACACCATCAACAGTGATTGAAAGATTAAGTGTACCAAGTTCTGTAGGAGTGTTAGTTTGAAGTGACCACTTAAGTGTAGCTGTTGGACTTGTAGTAGTTGTAGTTGTTGTAGGTGCTACAGTAGTTGTGGTTGTTGTAGTTGTACTACTAGTACTAGTTGTTGTGGTTGTGGTTGGAGGTATAGTAGTTGTTGTAGTGGTTGTACTACTACTTGTGCTAGTTGTAGTAGTTGAAGTACTAGAGCTAGTTGTTGTAGTGGTTGTTGGTTGACATATGTTCTTTAAGGTTATAAAAGTTTTACATACTTTATTTGTTGCACTTACTGCAACTCTAACAAACTCTGTTCCAACAGGAGGTGTTGTTATATATCCAGGAGTTACAAACTGAGAAGCATTAATATTTGTTTCAAAAGGTGTAGTATAACCATCTACATCTGAAAATAAATCAAATGGACCTGCTTGAGACCCAGCTGGTATAACTAATGATATTTGTATTTCTGGTTGCATATGTTTTTGTTTTATGCTAGTTGTATGTCTATAAAATTAACGCAGTCTCCAAGAGCTTGAACTCTTACCTCCGTAGCATTATCAGGAACAATAATCTGAGTTCCTTGTAATAAAAAAGCTACAGGTATATCAGAACTTATAGGAGTTAAAAAATTATCACTATCTGAATAAATATCAAATAAAGAAGTATCTGCTCCTGCTGTTGTTAATGTTATTTCTACTGTCATTTTTTTAGATTCTTTATTTTGTTTTTACAGAAGAAAGATTTAAAATATTTTATCCAGCTTCCACCGTAAATTTTATTTACAACATTAATCTTTAACATTGATCCGTAATATATAATTGTTGTTAGAGCTACTACTGTAGCTAGTAAATCATTTCCTGCCATTACCATAAGTGATATTAATGCTAATTCTATTTTATAATACATAATTTATTATTTCTTTTTATTACCTAGATTTCCTAGTGTAGTCTGAACAATTCTTGCAAATGCAATAATCTCACCCCATAAAAAAATAATTCCTAATCCAGTAAATACTGTATTGTTTAATCCCCAATGCATATTATCATCTGTTATTAATAACGCTGATAATGCTGGAGCATATAAACCAATTAGTAAACAGATGTGACCTAAAATCACAGCTAACCATTTTTTATATTTTTCTACAAATGATGACATTTTATTATTATTTTGTACATGAACAATTACTTGGTGGTGTTTCATCTTTAATATATATAGTTTGACACCCACAAGGCCAATTTAAAACAACTTCCTCGCATTTAGGATTTACAGGTAAAAATGCGTTCTTGTTACACCCTATCATACAACAGTAAATCCTGGAATATAAATTATGTAATAAATTCCTATTCCTGGTTGATAATTAGGATGTCCTTGACCTCCACCTGTTGAATTAATGTTAACTGTATGTGTATGTGATCCAGCAGGTTCAGTTGCTGTAATATCAACACTTTGAATATTACTTGCACTACTAAACCTTGGTGGAGTTGCGATAGAAGGAGCAGCAACTGTAACAGGATCTTGAAATCCATGTACGTGGTCAGGTGCTTGAGATACATTTCCAACAGTATGTGTATGAGAAGGAAGTTCAGATTGATTTAAAATTACTGAATTAGAACCTTGAGTTTGATTTAAGTTATAGGTTGGGTTACCAGCAACTGCTGGGTTTACTGCAGAACTCATTCCTGATCCACCCATTCCTGAAGTAGAACCAACTAATACTCTACCTCTTAAGTCTAATGTTCCATTAAGACCATTACATAAGAATATTCTATCCCAATCACCTATACCAGCTCCAGAAGCATCAAAGTTACTTAAAGATCCTCCATATGCAGTAATTGAATAAGGAGCCATTCTGTTGCTTATCTTTTGTTCACTAGGAGTTGTTGCTAAATAGTTTGATATGTAAGTATCTACATCTGATATTTTTACATATGTTGCATCTACTGAAGCTTCAAAAGTAGTTAAGCCTGAACTAGTTGCACATAATTTATTTATTACAACTTGTAATACATCATGTGTATTACTTGGATCAGCAGGAGGATCTATACAATCTAAATCATATGGGGTATTACTATTTTCATTTTCAAGAGCTGTCACTTTAGAATCTAAAGTACATGAAACATCTACTAATGCACTAATATAATCATCTAGTGTATAAGGTCCCACCGCAGGTAATGCATTTTGTATTATTGCACAAACTTGGAAAGCTGTAACAGTAGGAAAAATAGTTGAACCTGTAGAAATAGAAAGTATAAACTCAATTATACTTTGTTCTACATTAATTAAAGGATCTCCATTACTTATTCCTAATTCAGGAATATCTGAACCTGTGTATCTAACACATTTATCTGATGTAATCTCTACACATCCATTAAAACAATTTTGACAAGACATATTTTTTAATTTTATTATTAATTATTGTTAAGAGGTAGCAACACATGTTATTTCTCCACTTGTAATTTCACAACTTATTGTTGTGGTGCTAGTAGTAGTTGGTATACATACTTGATTTACTTTAGGGCATCTTAATTCACACCCTGCAGTTAATCTAATAACTTTACCAGCAATATCTTCTACAGAAAAATGTTCTGCGTAATCTGGATTATTTTGTTTGTTTATGAGAATATCTCTGTATGCTAATAATTGAGTAAGTTCATAACTAGGTACACATGCGTTTAACATGAATACAACATTGTTGTACATATTATAACTCAACTCTGCAAGTTTGCAATCTATCCTTTTAAGTAGATCTGCTATGTCGCCACAATTCTCACAATTTGTAAACTTACTTTCTAACATACTATTTTTTATTTTTGGAACCGTTACAGTAAGTGCATAAGCCATTTGTTAATTGACATCCACACCCTACTTGTGTCCCACAATTTGCACACTGAGCCATATTATCTAAAGTTTACTAAATAATTAGTTCCTTGACACCCACAACCACACTTATTAAGATGGTGTAACATTTTATTTGCTTGATCGTATAAACGCATAGCTTCTTTGTCTGCACAATTGTTAGCAGCAGCTATAGCACCTTGGATAAAGAAATTAATCGTATTAAGGTTTACACTTGTTTGTTTTGCTAATTCGCCATCACATTGCATAAGATCTAACTTTAAAAAAGCTTCATTAAACTTTTCCTGTAAGTTAGCAGTACGTAATATTGTTTTCTTTACTGATATAGTAGTTGGTGGATCTAACTCATCTACTTCTATGGTATACTCCAAGCAATATATTCCATCAGGAATATTTTGTTTACATCCTGCTTCAGTTATTCCTAAATCATCAGAACCATAAACATTTGTTCCATTTACTACAAAAGGTAAAACCACCTCATCAAAGCCTGGTGGTGTAATTGTAATAGTTGGATTAAATGCTACTGGGGGATCTGTAGGATAGAATGAAGCATCTGTAACAATAAGATATAAAGGGTTGTTATTGCAACCAGTTACTAAATCTAAATTATATTCTAACATACACTTTTATTGTTATTAAAAAAAAATGCCAGAAAATGAGAACCTTCTCACCCTCTGGCATATAGTTTAGCTACTAATTAAGTTATTAAGGAGCAGCAGTTGTAGTTGTAGTTGTAGTTGGGCAAACACTACCATATTGAGTAATGTTAAACGCAGCTGCAAGATCAGCAATTATAGCTGTAGATAGAGCTCCTTGAGGGATTGCAATAATTACAGTTGAATCTTGCATGATATAATCTCCCCACTGATAAGCAGCTTTATCAAATTCATTAAATCTAACTGTAACTGTATCATAAACAATACCTGGTGTTACATGAGATTCAAAGTTTTGATTAAATCCACCCATTCTTAGTAAAGACTTTAAGTAACCTGCTTGGTAACTGTAATAGTTCTTTTCTAATTGAGCTATTTCTTCTGAAGTACCTCTTGGATAAGAAGACTGTTGAACATCTGTAGCAACTGCTACGATATCACAATTGTCTGCTACGATAAAATCTGCAGTTGTTGCAGGTCCTGCATAAACAAATGCATGAAAACGCAATTTGTCAAATTCAAATGGATCAGCTGCTACATCACATGGTTGACCATATTTTGTTAAAGCCTTACCTGTAATTACTAATTTTGCAGCTGCATCATTACCTGATCTTGCAAATGTATAGAAAGAATTAAAGCTAATGTTATCAGGATTGTTACCTGGAGCTTGTTGTTCTAATTTTGCAATAAATTGATCAATTAATGCTGGTACATCAACATCTAGACATGGATCACCTCCACAGTCACAACATGGTGCATTTACAGTTACTGAACGTGTGAATCCGTTAAAGTAAAGAGTATCAATGTAAGATGAGTGACCTCGTAACGTTAAAGTTACTACTTCACCACATTGTACATTCCATCCATCTACTTCAGTAATTTGGTTAAGTGCTGTTGCACAACCTTTTACAGAATAAAGTTCACTAACGTTATTTACGTTTCTGTTAGTAGGAGTTGCTGTTGGGCCTTGGGCTACCAAAGAAATCTTATCAGATCTTTTAGATCCTTGAAGATAAGTATTTGATCTACCTTGTGCAACGTAGAAATATGAACCAGCTCCTAATGCTGCAGTAGCGACTGGTGCATAGTCTTGGTTAAAAAATCCAACTTGACCAGCTGTCAAGTCTTGTGTTGATCCAGAGCTAGGGAGAGCTGTCTGCCCTACTGGGACTACAAATAATGTAGTCAATGAAAAATCCGCCATTTTATTATATATTTAAGGGGTTATTAATTATTCGTTTGTTTGTATCCTGAACTGTGCACTTTGTACAGCAGCACTATTTTCAGTATACATTGCTAGGTTCTGAACTGTTAAATCTAAAAGTTCATCTTCTAAGTAATCATTTAGTTCACAGTCTGCATTTACTGAAGGGGTACCATCAAATTGAATGTAACCCTCTTTGTTAATGTATACAGGATATCTAAGATACATTATGTTAACAGTTTTAGGTGTAAATGTACCATCTGTATATACACTCATTGAGTCTGAACTAACAGCATTTAGAGTTTCTTGATACTCAAAACTTGGTTTATAATTATCATTATTTAATAATATTGATAAATCTCCATGCTTACTAAGGTCTTCATTAATCCAAAGAATTCTATCTTTACATTTACCTTTGTCTGCTACAATATAACTATCTACATAAAATAGATATTCAGGATCTAATACTGTTGTATCAGCATCCCATTGATTTATTGCTGGGTTAGTTTCATTAAGAGTTAAAGGTTGATTATTATATTCTACAATTAAATTTTGTAAATCTTCATATCTCTTTTTAAAAGAATCCATTCCCAATCTACTTGGAACTGAAAAGCCATCAACTTTTTGTTTTATCAATTTAATCTGAGCTTCATTCAAAGCTAAGATTTTATCTTCCAATTGAATCTGTTGATGTTCATTAGTCGATAGTTTATTTAATCTTTGATCTATTTTATATAATAAACTATCTACAGATATCATACCTAACTTTTTTTAGTAAAACTAGATACTATACAGCGGCTAGTTTTTTAGATTTAAGTTTTCCTTCTAACACTAATAACTCATCTTGGTTATCTTCGTTAATTAAAAACTTTACTAATTCTTGTTCTTCTTTTGCTATCTCATATTCTCCTTCATAAACTACACCACTTGGCTTAATTCTATAAATTGAATGTTGAATAGCTTGTTTAACTAAATCCTTAATATGGAGTAAATCATCTTTCATGTTAGAAAATCTGTTAAATACTTCTACAGGATTTAATCCTTTAAAGTTACCAGATTTAACTTCTGCTTGCTTTAACAAGGTATCTACTTGATTATAAACAGTTTCCTCTTTTGTGTCACTGCTAATAGGAAGTCCTAAAAGTCTTGCAACTTTTCTTTTCTTCTCAATACTCATGCTATCAAAGCTAATAATAGCTCTGTTGATAAGTTGCTTTTTCTTGTAAACAAGTGCAGTTTCAATCTCATCATCTACTATATAATACTGTGTATCTGCTGGAAACTCTCCTCGTTCCCAAGCTTGATAACTAGATGCAATAGTTGGATGTACTCTTAACCATGCAAATGCTAGTTCTTGAAAAGTTTGATTTAAATCAAACAAGTTATCACCGTCTAACAGTTTAACAGGTTTAACATGTAAATCATCATTTGTACCAGTTGACTTACCATAGTTCCAAAATGCTGCTCTAGGTCCTAAATCAATATCTCCAATTTCATTTTGAAGTCTATCTCTAAGTTCCGTAACTCTTTCTATTTCAAGTTCTTTCTCTGTTGGATCCTGAATACGTTTAATGTAAGAAGCTGTAGGATCTAATCCTGTTCTATACTTACCGTCTAATTCTTTATAAGGATACTTAAAAACTCCTGTTCCAGGGATTCTACTTAATCCTTGGTTAGCAAGTCCGCTATCCATAGTTTGTAACTGAGAACTATTATACTCTCTCTTTATTGTAGAGACTTTTCCTATTTTACCCATAATGTAGTTTAATTAATTTTTGGTTTATTCTTGTAGAGTGTCCTGATCAAACAGATAGGATCTAGTCCAACACTCTGGTATTTATGAGAAAGCAACCTCCCTCTAAGGAGGGACAGGGTGTGTGAGGAAGGAGCTTCTCTGTAATATTTACTATTACGTTTATTAGAATTGTGGAATCTCTTCGATCAACACAGTTCTTGATAAATCTTCAATGAAAACATCGCAACGATCTTTCATCCAGATTTCGTATCCTGGGAATTTATTAGCAGAGCTCATTCCTTGAGATTTTGCAAATCCTAAGTGATGACGAGTTCCATCAATATAACCCCAAGTCATAGAAGGTGCACCCTTCATACGTACCTCACGGATATTGTTGATCATTGAACCATCAGATTCAGGAGATACATCAAATACCATAAATACAGGAGTAGACTTCTTGTTTTGTCCAAATTCTAAGTTAGTTTGTGGTAAATCTAACTCTTTCAAGTGTACAAGTTCTACACGTCCAGTCTCACGAGTTACCATCGCATCAAATGCAAAGTTGTAAGTGATTGACTGTCCTTCTCCTTGTAGATATCTGTTTCCAGAATCTGCCATGAAAGTTAATCCAGAGTTTAATGCATCATCTTTTAAAGCTTGTTGGAATACATCGAATCCAGCTTCATTAGTATACATCTTAACTCGTCTATCTTTAACATCCACTCGTCTGTAGAATAAATCTCCAAATACTGAACGTATTAAGTTAGCAGAAAACTCTCCACGGTTATACTGTACTAAGTTACCGTTATTTCTCATTCTGTGGTATACACCAGCAGAAGTTCTTTTCAATTCTTGTCTAGACCCATTTGTCTTAACTGTTCCAGGCTTTGCCCAGATCATACGCTTAACTTTAAGCTCAATCATAGACTTACGCATCCAGAACTCAACGAAAGGTTCCCATTTAACATCATTACGAGTTAGTGGTAATTGATTACGTCTTTGTGGAGCATATACTAAAATATCTAAAGCTTTACCTGAATTGTCTCTCAACATTTTATCATCAGCCCATTCTGTAATTTTGTGCTCATAACCATATCCTGAACCTAATGATTCAAACATTGTTATTTTCTCACCTAATCTAGGAAGACCTAATAAATCTTGATCAAATTCTCCAATTGCAGCATCGATCAATTCTAGCTCAATACCTGGCTGTAAGAATGTAGATGACATAAAATCTACTGTTGGATTATCACTTACAAGTGTAACTGAATATAACCAACCAGCATTCCAAGGCTGTGGATCTTTTATCACATATAGACGTGGTCCATATTGACGTGTTCCTACAGAAATGATAGCGTTTTTAGAAAATTCATTTGTATCTAATACAAGTTGAAATTCTTGACCATCAATACCTGGTTTAGCTAAATCAGATGTAGTTGCTGGAATATCAATGATTTTTGGAAATTTGTATGGTACAGCGATGTCCCATTTCCAAGAGTCACTATTCGTATCAATGAAGTACGGTGTGCTCTTATTAATCATATCTAAGAAATCATTGCTATACAATGATGATTGAGTATACAGACTGATAATTTTCTTATCATAATCTGCAGGCTCTGTTGAGTGGAAGCTTTCCAAGTGATTTGCATCTGTCAGTTTCCCTACAGCACGCTTATCCATGGACGCAACTCTCGCATAAGTAAAACCAGTTAATCCTGGTATAGTTTGAACGTTTGACATGTTATTCGTTTATTAATTATTAATTACTGATTATTATAAAAACCACGATGGGGCTTTAGATCCTTTTTTATTTGACTTGTTACTTTTACTTTTTGTAACTTGTCTAGCGACTTCCCCAAATAATTTGTTTGCCTGTTTAGAGGCACCCTTTCTTTGTATGGTAGATAACGTAGGATCTTTTTCTAAAACTTTCATTAAAAGTCCAACTTTTACTTTCATTTCATGATTTTCAGGTCTTTTTAAATCTAAAATAGCACGATCAAAATCAGTAAGGTTTTCTCCAGCAGGAGTTTTCCACTTATCCACTAATAGGAAATCTTGTAGTTCGTTTGCTAAATTAGAATTAATTGGTATTCCATCAAATTCTTTTTCTTCTAGCTTATTTGATAATATAGACTGAACATTTTGTATATATTGATTCTTTATATGAGTTTTTTGCTCTTGAACCTGTGCAGCTTCGTTATCTAGTTTTTGAAGCTTTTTAGCTTCTTTCTTTACTAATACTTTATGATGTCTTGTAGCAACAGTGTCTAAATCACCGTAGTTCTGCAATCTTTCAATTTCTTTACTTATGTCTTCTGGTTCAAACCCTTGATCAGATAATGCTTGTTTCATTATTGAAACTTGGTTTTGCTCTTTTGATAAATCCATCTCTGAGAAATTTACAACATTATTATATGCTCCAAAATACTCTTTAGGATCTACACCTTTTACAAAAATAGAATCAAATGCATTTTGGTAATCTTCTCCAAATTGACCAATGAAGTTTTGAACTAATTCTGTAGCTCCTTTCTTCTTCTCAGCGTTAAATCTTTCTAGAAACTCTTCTGGTGTATTAATAGAAACTTCTTCATCTTCTCCTTTATTAAATACTCCTAAGTTAAATAGATCATTTGATAAAGCAGTAAATTTATTATCATCTTCTTCTTCATCATCATCATCACCAAGTTCATCTAAATCCTCACTCGCTTTCTTTAAAGCATCATTTGGAGGATCTATCTCAGTATCATCTTCATCATCTTCTTCACTATCAGTTAAAAAATCAGCGATTAATGATTCCCCTGATTGTTTTTCTTCATCAGTTTTACCATCTACACTTTTAGGAGGTGTGATATCTTTTCCTCTTAGAGGATCATCGTTTGTTTCTTCTTTTGGACTTTCTATTTCGTTTACTATGGCTGTAACATCTTCAGGATTACCTGAAGCAGTTTCTGGAGCCATTAGATCATTCAACAGTTGAGCATCACCTGCTCCTGTTTCCATAGTATTTTCTATACCAAAAGGATTACTCTTGTCAGACATATGTAGTTATATTTTATTAAAAATTGGTTTTATTTGAATAAAATTAGAATAACACTATGTATCTACAAAGGATATTTCACTTTTTTGTAAAATATTTATGCATAATATAGCATTAACTTTTTTAGTAACTAACTGGGTTAGTTATTTTTTTCTTCCTTTTGCATTCATTTTAGCAACAGCTAAATCGTTTGCTTGGTTATCTCTAGCTAGTGATATTTTCTCTCTTTCAATTTGTAATTTTTGTTGAGCTAAACTATTTTTAGAATTTATGTCAGCCATCTTACTATCATAATTTTTTCTAGCAGTAGATTGTTGAATTGATAATCTTTCTATCTCTAACGAGTCTGGGCTACCAGAGTTATCTAAATCTTGAGTTGCTGTGCCCTCTTTAGACATTGCACTTATTATAGCAATCTCTTTCTTGTTTACACGATCAAGTTCATTCTGATAGTTTTCATTAGCAGTTTTTTGAGCAGTCATTTGTTGTGCTTGTTGCATTTGAGCTTCAGCCATTTTACCTTGTTGCTCCATTTGAGCTTGTTGCTGCTGTTGAGCTGCTTGTTGTTGTTGCAATTGCTGATCTCTTAAGTCCTTAAAAGTTTTCTTCATCTCTCTCATAGACTTGGTGCTATAAAGTTCAATGATATCATATAGACTTCCACCATTTTGAATAAGTGCTTGAGACAGTTGTCTAAGCTCATTAAACATTTGTGTATCTTCTGGTCTATTTGTTGGAAACACTTTTAAATCACGAAGTTTTAATTCATTTCCATTAACTTGTACAAATGCAGATTCTCCTTCTGATGTTATATAAGAAAGGGTAGATTGAGGTTTAGCACTTTGTATATATTGAGAAGCATCTATTATTGCCTGATACAACTGACCTGTTACATACTCGTGTGCAACGAATAGAGGCTCTGTCTGAGAGTAACTCTGTTGCATAGCAGTATTTGTACCTGTAGCTGTTTCTGATGCAGCTATAGAACCCATACGCTGTCTAGACATACCTATTAGTTCCCAACATTCTATTTTCATTTGTTGAGCTAAGTTATAGCGAGATTGTATTTCTTGTGTACGTGTAAGATCTAAAGATGTAAATTGATTAAAGCTACTTGGTGCTTTTAAATTCTCTGGACTATCATCAATAAATACAACACCACGTTCTCTAGCTTCCATTTCCCACATATCTAATGCATCTTGTGCATCACCATCTTTAGGAACTGGTATATGTCTAAGTGACATCAATTGCACCTTACCAACTTCTTTTTCTAAAAGTTTATACAATTGGTTCATACAAACATTATATATAGTTTGAAAAGGTTTCATTAGATCTACTAAAGATCTTGCCTCTGTATTCTTTTGCTCATACACTGTACCTATAATTGGACAATAGTCTAATAGTTTATAAGGTTTAACATGGTAAATGTCTGGACCAATTTTAGTTCCTTGATACCATTGGTTAATCCATCCCCACTCTAAAGATACCTGTGTAGGCATATCTCCTGACTTGTAGTCTTCAGTAACTAAAGCAGATTGTTCGTTACCCATTTCATCTTCATAAATAACTTTACCTATTTTCTTTTTAGAAACCCAATAACTTCTTAAAACTACATATTTATATCCAAATGAAGATACATTACTTGTAAGTCCTAGAAAGTCACGAAGACCATCATTGTTTTCCTTCATTTCACTTTCTATAATCATCCGTGTTTGTAATACCAATGGATCATAGGTGTCATACATTACAGAGTCTTCTCCAGGCGTAACATCAGGATTTCCAAGGTTAGATTCTCTTACATTAATTAAACCATAATCTTGTATTGAGCTTCTTAAATGATCTATTTCATCTTTAGTCAAATCTGGAAAAGCTTCTATTATTTCTGATATTTCCATAACCTCAACAGTACCAGCAGCATATGCTCCGTTACTTCTTCCTGATGGATCAGATATATATTTTTTATCTGGTGTAGTTAAGAACCAAGTATTTTTTGGATTGGCTACTTCTATGTTAAAACCTAATTTAGAGTTATCCTCATAGATATGATAAAACTCTCTAGCAGATATAAGTAAATCTCTAAAAGCATCTTCACTTTTTTCTTTTATATGAAAATCTGCTTTGTTACAAGTAAGTGTATGATTTGCCCATTTTTCTGCAACAGATGTATATGAATCAAGTTCTTCTTTTACTTGCTCCATTGTAATAGCTTCTACATCTTCCATTGATATTTCTTCGCCAGACATAGCTGCTTGAGCCATTACTTGTTGCTTAACTTGATTGATTACATAAGCTTTTAATGTATCAGTTTTAAACTGTAACTCTTGAGCTTTACTATCATCATCAAAAGCTTTTACTCTGTAAGAGTCAGGTCTTTTGCTTATTTCACCAACAAGTTCATTAACTGGTGTTGTAACAATTGAATAATGTTTTACATATCCAGGAAGACCTAAGTCCTTCTCTAGCATATCTGTAAAACTTTTAACTTCAGGTTCGTCTATTGCAAAGTCTTCTCTTCTTAGAATACCTTTCATCAAATCATAGTTAGGTACAAATGTATCTTTATTCCTAATATATTCTGCATAAGCTTTATTAGAAAAATAGTCCATGGTATTTTTTATCCAACTATCATCTTCCTTTTGCTTTTTTGTTTTAAACTGATCAGGGAAAATGTTTAAATAAGCATATCTAATGTTTTCCTCTTTTGTATATCTAATAATGGCCATTATGAGAATATTTTATGTTTAGAGCTGCTAAATACACCTCTAGATTTTGTAAATAATTTGTTTTTTTTGTTCTTATGCATAGCTGTTAATCTAACATCGTCCTGTGCTCCCACCTTTCCAATAATTGGATCTAGTTTCATAGCAAGTCCTATAGCTAACTCAGCTGCAATAATTCTATCAAAGTTACCTGTTTCATTATACTGAATCATTTCTTCTAGTAATAATGGATCAAGTATTTTAGCCATACCTTTAGTACTAGATATAACCTCACCATCTTCATTAACTTCAGAAGCTACAATTTCTTCTGAATATTTCTTAAGACATCCATGTAAGAAGTCTCTAATCTTTTCTGATGATCTATGTATACCAAAGTCACGTCTTACAGTAGTATTTGGTACAATTTCTTTTAACCAATTTGGTTGTCTCTCTAAATACTGACTATCTCCCTTAGCGATCATGTGATCAATAAAAGATATTTCATCATTCTCACACAATGTTCTTGCGTTAAAGTATTTAATGAGGTAACGAGCTTGATTTTCCCAAGTTTCTTTCTTATCAGGACGTGCACAGTAACTTGCTACAAACATATCCTGATATTTTTCACCAGCTATAGCATGCATCCTTTTATATATGTATACAGAACCTAATGAGCTACTATATGCAGACTTACCTTGTCTATATGGATCCACCCCAGCTACATATAATCCATATGGTGGGTTTTCTATAGGAAATTCATATATCACTACAGGAGCATCTTTTAAGTCTGTATGCTTTAACGGAAAGTTGCTTATAGGCATCTTATCTGTAAACTCATGCTTCACTCCTTCTCCATCATCAAATAGTATAACAGGTGTACCTGTTCTTTCTCCTTGTAATAGTCTAGTTTTTTGACGCTTTGCAGCTTCTAAGTCAAATATGTTCGTATCTTCATTTAAGAATATATCATCTACCTCTTGAGGATAGTACATCTTTTCTTTTAGATAAGCTAATCTATCTCCAGCCTTTTTTAACCTTTCCAGGTTATCATTTGTAATCTTATCAGCCTTTTCCTTATTAGATACCATCATAGGTATGTCATGTAAGGGCGAATCTTTTGGTTTATCTAAAAATTTACCAAGACTGCTGTCTTCTTTTGCTTCCATTCTATACTCATGACCAATAAATAACCCATGAATACGTTTATCATCTTTAGCATTGTTATATGTAAGAAAGTTAAAGTTCTCTACATCAAACATTAAGGACTTTGCATCCATAAACTTCTTCATATCCCCACCTGTACCTGTAAGTATAGGACTACAACCCCAACCAAATGGTGTTGTGAATCCTGGAATAGCTGCCTGTAAACCTCTTAAGAAGTTACCTTTACCTATCTCATCAATGATCAATCTTCTAGGCTTTGTACCTGCAATAGCTTCTTCATTGTTACCATCATCTAGGTTACGAATAAGTATCTGTGAGAATGGCATTCTTTCACCAGCTCTAGTTTTAATACCTAATGTAACTTGATTCTTCCAGTTATCTTCTACTCTTTGCCACCTCCAAGCTTTAGGTAAGAAGTTTAATCCTTTATCAATCTTATCTGTAATAAGTTTTATATCAGGAGAGTTTAGTCCTGCAATAACATTTTGTGAATTCTCATCAAACGTAGCTCCTTGTGCAATATAACTTGCTTCAATAACAGACTTTGCTAAACGTCTAATTCCTAGTATAACTAGTCCTTTCTTTTCTTTCTGTGCTCTGTCTATCTCATTAGTTACAAGCCACTCATTATCTCTTAGTAATGGATTTGCATACTTCTGGTTAATTCTACCATATTCATCAAGTATATCTACCTCTGTATGCCAAGCATTTAAATGCCAGTATAAGAAAGGGTTAATATAAGTACCATCCATCATACAACCGTTCATACTAAGCTCTTTATGAAAATTAAAGAACTCTGTGTACTCTTCAGAATCCTCATCTGGGACTCTTTTCTGGTTAATGAACCATTCGTTGTAACTTATATTATGTAGTTTCATTTACTTTCTGCTATCAGCAAAAGCTTTTGCCATTTGACCTAATTCTTGACCACCTCTTGTCTCAAGCTTCTTTTTTTCTTCTCTTTCACGTAGTTTGTTTACTTGATCAAGTAATGCTAGATAGTTCTTCATCATATCTTGAAGATATTTACCTTGTTGTTCTACTGTAGCTACAACTTGAGGAACTGCACCAGATTTAGTTTCTTTATAAGTGATTCTATCCTTAAGTTTATGTAAAGGATTGTCTTCAATATACTTTTGCCAGTTGCTTATTTGACTTTCAGCCCAATCAAGCTCTGCGTTAATGTATGTAGTTTTCTTTGCTGTTGCCATATGTTAATCTTCGTATTCATCAAAGGCTATGTTATAGAGGTTCTTTCCATCCATAATTATACTTTCTATGTCATCTTCCTGATGTGGAATATCCATATCTAAACTAGCTTGATAATTAATTAAGTTGTTATGTAGTTCTTTATCTGAGGTTGCCCATAGATCATTCATGTTTTTTGAATCTATAGCTGTAGCTATATGTTTACCTAGGGATATATCTGGATGTGATGTCTTTAACTCAGTTAATGTAGTTATAATTTTTTTGTAGAATTTCATATTAGATCATTTATATCTTCATCAGTTAGTTTTTTATTTATCTCAATTTGAGGAAGGGAATCTGATATACCTTCTTGATCCTGTTCTAATTCTAATTCTATTTCTGGAGGTGTGGAATAATACTCAGGTTTAATTGTCACCTTTATTCTATCACTCTCACCTTTAATTTCGTTTTCTTCTCCTTCTATGTCAATAAAATCCACACCATCTTCAAACAAGTCTGCTAATATTTGCATCATTGCTGTTATTGGTATTTTAGTAAGCTTTAGAGTTCTTTTTTTTGACATTCTCTTTTAGTTTTGTCTCTTCTTCAGATGACATTTCTGCTTTCCATTTGCCTGTAGGGCATTCGCAAGATAAGCATTTTGTTTTTGCTGACAGTGTACAACCACAATTTACACAATGTGCATCTGGTCTAACTGACTTGTAATTTTTTGAATGAAACTTACAACTCTCACAAATAGATGTCCTTTCAGTAGATACTTTTTCTATCTCCTTTTTAAGGTGTGCTGGGGGTATTAAATTATTCCTCCAACCTTCTATTATTTGTCCAAATTTAGTCTTCATTATTTAATTTTGACTTTAATGAATTAATTGTTAGTGTTAATGTACTAATTTTATTTTTAATCCAAGCCTCTTTTTTAGTTTGTTCTATTCCTTCAGCGACATCTTTTTCATAACCCTCTTTAAATCCTTGAAGCTTTACTAATCTCTGATTAGCTTTTCTTATATTAAAGGTGAATTTACCAAACCCACTTATCTCAACAGTATTGTTGTTTTTCAAAGCATCATTTGCACCATTAAACTGATGCATCACTACTTGGTTAATTACCTTTTCCGAGATAATCTTATCCCTCGATATCTGCTTGACTATCTTCTCTGATAGCGTCAACTTCTTTGACCTCATGTGTAAGCTTGATTACTAAATTTAAATTTTTTTTGAAATCCAATACAATCACTGGATTCACTTCTATCTTTCCATTGTTCTTTAAGAAGATGAATTGCTTCTTTAACTTAGATACAATATTATTAATTGTTGCTGTTGTAGTATTATACTTTTCACAGAACTCTGTTCTATGATTAGCATATGATATACTTCCTTTCACTGCTGTAAAAGCAACAAGCTCTATTTCCCTTTTAGTAAGGTGTAAACTGTTTATTGCAGATAGTATGCTATAATACTTTTCTGCCAATGCATACTCATTAACTTGAGTGCTCTGTAGTTGTTGTACTATTTGTGTTGGTTGTTTCATATTTAGTTAGTGTTTGTTTATCCTTACCTAGGAATGTGAACAATCATGACTAGCCCACCCACCCCCAAAGATATACAATTTTTTGGATGCCAACCAAATTTTTAAAAAAACTTTTTTTTCAACATGCCCCCACCCCCCATGTGAGTAGCAAAGGAGACCCCTTCCAATTGAAACCCCACACATATAATGCAGTGTCTGGGATACCCCCTGTAATACACTGTGTAACGCTTAAAACAAAACAAAATGAGCGATTTATTAAAGTACAACGAGGTAGAGTCTAACGGTTCTGAGAGAGAAATTTTATCAACAGTTAAAGATGCAGGTGTAGGAGCTAAAATCCTATTGTCTAAAGCAAATCTTGGCAAGGAGGTACAGACTTACGCAGACGGTGGTACAGGTTACAATCGTGTGGTAGTGATGCTACGTAAGCCTGATAACACACAGCTTAAGTTAATTTGCAGTAAGCCTGTAAGTCAAGGGATTCGTAGTAAGGACATTACTCTTTCTCACTTACGTGCTTTTCCAATTGGAGAGCACATTACATTAGACGGTACAGCAATACCACAAATCCAAATGCCAACAGGTGCAGGCTTTGAGGAGTTTGGTAATGTTGACGGTGAGGTTAAGGCTTACCAAGCTGAGTCAACCAACCCTCAGGACTACGTTGCATTCTAATGCAATGTAATATTACAAGGGGAGTGTAAAAACTTCCCTTGATAATATACATAGGGTGGGAAATATTCATATAGGGTGGGCTTTTTAAATAAAAACATACATTCTTTGTGTGTAAAGCAATGGTAGTGTTATCCATCAAGGAAAAAAGTCCTTATTAAAACACAAACAAATAACAGATTCAAGAAGATACATATAGCATTAACTCAAACATTTGCTCTATGTATATTATAACTTTCTTCTCTATATATATTATTATTAGGGGAGCTATAAAAACTTAACGCTGTAGAGCATTGTACTAAATTATAATGGATATTAAAATTGTAAGACTTATTACTACACGTCATGATATAGTTGATTATAATAACGAGTCCTCTATAGAATCTACTATCGTAGGTATTGTAGATGTAGATGAAGATATTACTGACTTAATAGATTTGTATCATGATACTTGGAGAAGATTCTGGGATAGTGAGAATACACCTGAAGAGTATAAAGGTGCATGTGAGGAGAAAATAGAAACGGAAGTGGTCAAATTATCTACTGTACAACAATTAGTATGGGAATATAAAAGACAACAAGAAGAGTATAGGTTTGCAGCTGGTGAAGAATTCTTAATGTAATAAATAAATAAATAATTAAATAAATAAATACAAGTGTTATGGCATATAATATTAGAGTAAACAAATTGTTAAAAGGATTGAATGTATCATTAGAAGATTTTAAATTCTACATGAGTAACGATGATATCACTACTAGTAGTAAGATTAACGTTATTACTAATGGAGACATAGTTTATAATCCTAAACTAATGACTACAATAGAACTAGTTGAGATGAGAGAGTCATTATTGAAGGACATCGAAAGTAAAGAGATTTGTAGGTTATACAAACTATTAGATGAAGCTAAAGGTGAGGTTCGTAGAATAGACGAAGCTATCCTAGAAATTGAATTAAGACATTTTGAAGATGAGTCAGATTTTGAAGCATCTGAAGATTGGGAACAGATGACTTATGATGAGAAAGGACCTTGGAGTCCTAATTGGTTTAAGGAAGAGAGAACAGCATCTGAAGCACTAGAAGATCTTAAAAGAAAGATGGAGAAAGAAAAAGATGATGATCAAGACTTAAGTGGAACCTTCCCATTAACTAGACTTTAATAGTTATGGGACAGTCAATCAAAGAACAAATAGAAATAATAAAAAACCAAAGATTCATTAATAGATATATACAAATGGCAGATCAAAATTTAGTTACAGGCTACAGAGTAAAAGACAAATCATTAAATGCTCATTACAATACCAATTCTGATTGGTTAGAGAGAAAAAAGATTCCTAGTGTTACATTTACTACTAATAATAATATTCAAATACATGATGATAGTGATATTACTTATCTTTACGATGATAGAATTCATGAATTTAATCAAGCTTACCAAGAAACTAACGAACATCTAGAGAAATAATTATGTCAGAAGATCCAAAAGTATTAGAGATGGTAAGAGAGACCTTAGAAGAGTCAGTCATGGTGTTAGCTATGCCTTATAGTGAGTTAAAAAGATTAGAAAGAATGGATATAAAAACCATTAGAGATTTCAGAGACTTTGACTTTGTTAAAGAAGAAGAAGATGAATCATTGTTAGATGCACAAAAGCACATCCAAACAGTATTCTTTGAAAGAGAATGGAATGATATTGAAGAACCAATTAATTAATAAATAAATAAAAATGAAAAAACTATTATACCTAGTTGTATTGATGATATTAGTATCATCATGCAGAGCACAATGTGGTGCTAGAAAAACAAGAAAGAGTAATAAATATTACGGAACAATAATAAATACAAACATAAATAAAACAGTTATATCATGATTAAATTAATAAAAAACTTAGTTAGTAAAAGCAAACAAAGTAATAATAAGGGTAACGCCATGTTATCATTAAATCTTTATAAATCTAAAAACACATGGATGTTTGACGATGAAAGATTTAACATTACAGCAGAACCATTTGTAATGGGGATGTCTGAGATAATTAGTGATTTTCTACCAAAGGAACAAAATGAATGTTTAGCTACATTTAGTTTAAACAACTTTCCTGGTGCAGAAGAATTAACTTTAGATAGAGAAGAAGCAGATGGTGGATGGTATACAGTAACTAAAAGTTCAATTGATCAAAATCTTGGACTATCTGGTTGGTTGTGTCCTGTTACAAGAGTTTACCTCAACGGAATACCTAAAAATATATATTATAACGTAAAATAAAATCTCATGAACACATCAAAATCAGTACTAGTATTTATATCAATATATTTCATGCAATGGATTATATTATCAGGAATTGTAACATTTACATCAGGCATGTTATTTAAAGAAGCTATTGTTACTACACCAGTAGGAGTATTTATGATACTCTTAGGATGGATTGTACCTTGCATAGTAGCATTAGACTATCAAGAATGGTCAAATAAAAAGAGTCATCAGAAGAATATAGATAGAGAATGGCAAAGAACAGAGGCGAAATGGAATAAAGCTGAAATCAAATAACAAATGGTAATAGAAAGAAAAAGTATCCTATCAGGCAAAACATCTAGTATGGACTTACCAATTACACAGTTACAATATGACTTGTGGAGAAATGGTATGCTAATACAAGACGTTATGCCTGAAATAGGTGTAGAACAAAGAGAGTTTTTAATAACAGGAATGACTAAAGAAGAACAGACGTCATTCTTTAATAAAGACGATGATGAGTAAAGAACATGAAATATTATATAGTGCACCATTATTTTACCCTTCAGCAAGAGAATGGATGTGGGACTATTGTATGTACTTAGGTCCTTACACAGATAGTAAAGGAACCAATTTTGATTTAGGTGTCTATTTTAAGGATGATAAAGTAAACAGCTTTGCAATAGTTGATGGAAATATACCTGGTGATTACCTTTCAGGAGATTGGAGAGATTATAAAGATCGTGGATCTTATAGACGTGAATGTTATATAGAAACAGCACGTAGAGTTAAAGAGTTGAACTTAATAAAAACAAAAGATGAATAAATATATAATTTTAATATCACTAGCACTAGCTAGTTGTGCATTGACAGGTAATAGTGAACCAACTACAGTTGTAGCTACAATATATCATGCTGTAAAAGGTCAAACAGATAGTACACCATTTATTACAGCAAGTAATTCAAGGATAAATCCAAGAAATCCTGCAGGACATAGATGGATAGCAGTTAGTAGAGACTTAGAACCTCTTGGTTTTACATTTGGAACTAAAGTTTGCATACAGAATGCTGGTAAGATGAATGGTGTTTGGACTGTACAGGATAGAATGAACAGAAGATTCAATCATAGAATAGACTTTCTTGTTAATACAAGCATGAGAGGTGGTAAGTGGAACAATGTTAAGATAACTAAATTATGATAGCAGGTAAATTTACTAGTTACACATGGGTATATAAAGTTATTACTAGCTGTGAAACAGAAGCTCATCTAGAGAATGCTGAAAATCTAATCACTAACTTTGATAAGTTATATAAAGATGATTACTTAAGAAAGATATTAGTAACTCACTTAGGAGATAGATGGATGTATAGTTTATTAAATCACAAATTATAATGGAAGAACAAATATTTGAATACTTAGATGCACTACGTGGTAGTGGAGAGACTAATATGTTTGGAGCAGGACCATATTTACAAGCAGAATTTGGAATAACACCAAAGGAAGCTAGGAAGCATGTAAGTGACTGGTTCAAACATAAACAGAAAAATCAAGAATAATTAATAAATAAATACAGATAGATTATGGGAATGGACGTTAGTGGATTAGATCCAAAAATAAAAGGTGAAAAACCTAAATATCCTGAGAACTACGAAGAGTTGTCAGATAAGGAACAACAAGCTTATTGGGATGAGGTTAATTATTTCCATGAAACTAATCCTGGTGTGTACTTCAGAGCAAGTAATTGGGGATGGAGACCAATAGCAGA